ATTAGCGAAAGCGAGCGAGTTTATCAAGACGGACCAAGCCAAATGGGCCGCTGAGGCCGCGATGGCGCAGGGCAAGGCAGAAGTACAGGTACATCTCCAGTCGATGCGCGACCAGACAGCCATTGAAGTTGAGAGAATACGCTCAATGACGAAGGGCGCGATCACAGAGAGTAAGGCCGTCCAGGAACAAATCGCCCTCGATGAGAAACAGCGACACGCGACTGAGATGGCCCATACGCATATCCGTTCCGGCCAACGGGCGCAGGCCGAGAAAGCGGAAGACGAGCAGGTGCTCGAAGCGATGAAGGTCGAAGGCGAAGTGACGCGAGACGCTATTCGTGCGAAGATTGATGTCGAAAAGGATCGTGCGACGAAAGAACAGCCTGAAGTAAGAATTGACGTCGATATCCCCGTAGACGACGATCGGTTGAGATAGGGACGAAAAGGAGTCGAGAATGCCACAGGTAGGAGACCGACATTTTCCGTATACGCCAGCGGGTCGAGCGGCAGCGCAGGCTCACGCGACACCCACGAAGACTCCAGTACGGAATGACTATCACGCGCTCACGCGAACCATTCAGAATCGACGCCCGCCGCACCAACGGCAGGATGCGCCTCGAGAGACGAGTGCCCCACGGTCACGAGATCGGTGGAACGAGGAGTTCCAGAAGTGGCATGGAGTGATGAATGATGCAGTCTCGCGGATGTCTCCGGCTGACCGGTCGAACCCAGAGCGTGTCCAAGCCGCCATGCGAGATCTGGGTCGTCGTGTCTGGAAACAAGAAAGTCGCAATCGAGACCCTCGTCAGGATCGGTGGGGGAATCCTGGAGAAACGAGACGAGAGCATTTCGATCGAGACTGGGATCGAGACTGGGATGAAGACACGTCGGGTCGACGGTGGCATCCGCAGTCTCCAGAGGCGGGTCGTCGATGAGTGTCTCTCCAGAGACGGCCTTGGTCGAGACAGTGGATGTGCGCCCATCGCGTCATCCGCGTCGATGCACGGCCAAAAGCAAGCGTTCTGGAGAACTGTGCGGAAAGTATGCGATGAAGGGGCAGCGCACCTGTGCATTTCATGGTGGGAAAACGCCTGTGGCGCTTGAGAAAGCCCAAGCGGCGATGGAACTCGCGGATCTACGGCTCCGTGGTCTCACCCCCAAAGCCGTGGCTGTCCTTGAGGGGTTGATCGATACAGGGAATTCTGAAGCCGTTATCCTGGGGGCAGTCAAAGACATCCTTGACCGTGGCGGCCTGAAGGCGAAAGACCGTGTGCAAGTGGAAGCCTCTATTACGGTGACGCGTCCCTGGTAGGAGAAGACAGAGATGGACGAGACCCCCGTCATTGCGACGTTGTCAGACGATGCGGCCGAGGCCGCACAGAACATCACCACCCTCGAGGACTATCAGAAGGTCCGTGGGGCATTGGTGAAGGATTCAGCCGATGCGCGGTTCAAGGATGAGGGCTTGCCCTTTGAAGCCGATCCACCCACTGATGATGCAGTGGTGGCGTCGACTCCAGTCGAGGCGGTCGAGCCCGACGCCGTCGAGGCTTCGGACAATTCAGACCTAGCCAAAGAGAAGAAATCTCGCACACCGCGAACAGGACGGGCCAAGACGGCGAAGGCTCGCATTGATAAAATCGTATGGGAGCGCGAAGAGGCACGGAAAGAAGTCGAACAGTTACGGCATCAACTCCAGTCGATTCAGGCCCCAGCCGCAAAAGACAGCCCGGTGCGCCCAGCCGCCGTGGCCACTCCATCGTCTGGACCCGTGTCTCCAGACGCACCGCCCACAGATGCGGAGCCCCTTGAATCGTCATACGCAGAGTATGGGGAGTTCGTGACGGCTAAAGCACGATGGGCTGCACGACAGGAAGTCTCGAAGGCGTTCAAGGATGCCCAACAGCATCAAGACGCATCCTTGCAACAACAGCATTACGCGGATCGTGTGTCATCGTTTGCCGAGAAGATGGCACGCGGGTCAGAACACGATCCTGAATTCCTCGCCAAGGTTCCCTCTGAGATTCTGAATTTGCGGCCAGCGATGTCGCTTGGGGCAGGAGAAGAACCGACTGGCGCAACAGCCATTGCGGATGTCTTGCTTGAGAGCGAGATGCCACAGATACTCATGGCCTATTTATCGTCACACGAAGACGACTTTCGGCGCATTTCTGCGCTGCACCCGATGCTTGCGATGCGCGAGATCGGTCGGATCGAAGTTGGACTGGACGCTGTACCCAACGGCTCGGCGTCCACTCCCGTCAGTAGTCAGGCACAGCCTCCCATACGGCCGGTGGGAAGTAGTAGTGCAAAACCACAAGCGGCACATCGTGCGCCCGCTGATATCAACTCCCTCGCGGAGTGGCGCGTGGCACGATCGCAGCTATTGCATCAACGGTAACCTGACTCTTTGACGAGGAACTTATGGCCAATACATTTCTAACAGACGACATGATTACGTTGGAGGCGTTGGATATTTTCACCAACACGCTCGCAGCGGCAAATCATTGTGATCGGAAATTCGAAGGACTGTTCGGGCAGAAAGATGGACTCAGCAATACGAGTTCATCGATCCGTATTCGGAAACCAAACCAGTACACGGTCCGTACCGGGGCGACGTTCTCGGCACAGGACATTACGGATGATAGCGTGACGTTGACGATTGGCACCCAGATTGGTGTCGATACCTCCATCACGTCATCGGCCATGTCGCTCTCGTTGTCGAGCTTCAGTGACCAAATCATTCGTCCGCAGGTCACGCTGCTTGCGAACTACGTGGATAGCACGATTCTGAGCGGGGCGTTTAATAGCGTCTATAACTCAGTTGGCACACCCGGAACGGTGCCGTCGGCCTTGTCCACGTATCTCGATGCAGGGGCCAAGCTCGACGAGTATGCCTGCCCACGCGACGGACAACGAGCGGTCGTGCTTGGTCCGCAGATGCAGTCCAATATCGTGGATGGCCTGAAGGGCCTCTTTCAGACTGACAAGAAGATTGCGTCTCAGTTTGATACGGGCGAGATGGGCAAAGCGGTTGGATTCAACTGGCAGATGGACCAGAACGTGACGAGCCGGACGGCTGGAGCCTTGGGTGGCACGCCACTCATTAAAGGGACAATCAGTACTGGGGCAACGTCAATCACGACAGACGGCTGGACCACGTCAACACTGGTCGTGGCCGAAGGCGATGTCTTCACGATTGCGGGTGTCTTTTCCGTGAATCCAGTCAGCAAGAACAGCACCGGGACACTGCAGCAGTTTGTCGCGACGGCGGCTGGGACATCAGACGGGAGTGGGGATCTCACGATTTCGATCTCTCCGTCGATTATCAGCACGGGCGCGACACAGACGGTCAATGCCCTCCCGGCTGACAATGCCGCACTGACATTCGCGTCAGGCGTCTCGGTTGCCTCGGCGCAGGGAATGGCGTGGCATAAGAGTGCCATCGCGCTGGCCTTTGCTGAACTTCAGAAGCCAGCGGGTGTAGACATGGCCTCGGTCAAGACCGACAAGCAAATCGGGGTCTCGATGCGATTCGTCCGACTCTATGATGTAGATTCGGACGTCTTTAAGTCGAGGTTCGATGTGCTCTTCGGCTACAAGGTCCTGCGTCCAGAGTGGGTCTGCCGGATTCAGTCAGGCGCTGCGTAAGTCCTTTGTGAGGATTCCCTCCCTGCCCACTGGGGCAGGGGGGGCGTCTTCATGTTTGTTCTCTACGTCAGTTCCTGAGGAGACCGAGATGGCAGTCCAGACACCTGCCGCCTACAACAAGTGGGTGGCTATCACCAAAAGCGACACGATTAACATTGGCGAAACGACGGCCAATGACGGGAATGCGTTGCTCCCAACAGCCATATATGTCGGGGGCGCGGGAAATGTTGTTGCGGTCGCGTCGGATAATAGCACCGCGACATTCACAGCAGTCGCTGGATCGACCATTCTAATTCAACCCAAAAGGGTCAATAGCACCTCAACAACGGCGACGGCGATGGTGGCCTTGTATCAGGAATAGGCATGGCGACGATCGGGGATGTTATTACCGCATCGCTCCAAGACCTCGGACTGATCGCTGCGAGTGAATCACCAACGGCAGATGATAGCGCGTTGGCCTTATCGCGTGCGAATGACTGGATCGATGGTCTGGCGACTCAAGGGCTCACGGTCTATACCGACAATACCCGAACGACGTGGACGATCGTGTCTGGCACGACGTCGTATACCGTCGGAACGACAGGGACGGTGCCGTGCAGTCGGCCGACATCCCCTGACCGCATCGTCAATATAGGGTATCAGGACACAAGCGTCAGTCCCACGCAGGAGTATTTGCTCGGGCGTCCATTGACGAATGATGCGTATGCGTCATTGACGCCAAAGTCGATGACGGCGACGTATCCGCAGTACTGGTATTACGAGCCCACGTTCGCGTCATCGCTCGGCACACTCTCCCCGTGGCCCGTACCGACAGGGTCGGGATTAGAAGGGGTGATTTACACCCCCACGCCCGTCACTGAATTCAGTGCGTTGACGGACACGATTCTGCTTCCTCCTGGATATCGACGCTTTTATCGGACCTCTCTCGCAATGGAACTGGCCCCGAGTTTTTCTGTGGAGCCCTCTCCGAGTCTTCAACGACTGGCGAATAATGCGGAGATTGACGTCAAGCGGAGTAATTCGAGGACGTCTGATCTTTCGCTGGGCGACGTGGCCTGGATTAGTGGGAATACGGGGACGAGCCTGGGTCGGGCTCGGTTTAATACTGGGAACTTCTAATGGCCCTGTATCCAAACTTCCTTGGACCTGCGTATGTCGCCCAAAGTCCGATTGCGGATGGGGAGCGCACCATGAATTGGTACGCAGAACCCGCGCAAGTTCCAGGTGAGCCGCCGATGGCGCTGTACCCCACACCAGGTGTGACGAGTTTGGTGACCGCTGGTGATGCGCCCGGTCGCGCCATGATCGCTGTTAAGGATCGCACGTTTTGCGTGATGGGTCAGACGTTCTATGAGATATTGAGCACGTATGTGCTGACGCCGAAGAACTCGTCTGTGCCGATGGTGAACGACGGAAAACCTGCCACGATTTCATGGAATGGAGATGGTGGCGGCGAGCTATTCATCACCTCTGGGAATTACGGATATATCTTCGACTTAGACCCGGCTGTCGATACGTTTACCCAGGTGCGCGATCCTGCGGTTGATGGTGGCACCACGATGGGCGCGCAGCTTGATGGATATTTCATCGCGCTAGATACGGCCACCAGTACGATCTACCTGAGCGATCTGCTCGATGGCACCACCTGGGATGCGACCCAGTTCCAGCAGCGGTCGATTGAATCAGACCCGTGGGTCTCGATGGCGGTCTTGAACCGACAACTCTGGCTCTTGGGGAGCCTCACCAGTGAGGTGTGGTTTGACAGTGGAGCGACACCGTTTCCATTCGAGCCCCATGCGTCGGGTCTCGTGTTGTATGGATGTGCCGCACCCTATTCGACCATTGTCACTGGAGAAACGCTGCTCTGGTTGGCATCGACCAGCGATGGAATCGGGCAGGTTGTGCAAACCAGCGACTTTACGCCCGATGTCGTCAGTAGCTTTGCGGTCTCAACGGCGTTGTCTGGATATGGGACGATCGACAACGCGATTGGGGACAGCTATTCTGAGATTGGACATACGTTCTATGTCCTGACCTTCCCGACCGAGCAAAAGACCTGGGCGTTCGACGTGACACCCAACATGGCGCTGCCATCACCGAATCGGTGGGCAGAACGTGGGACGTGGATCAGTGGCGATAATGCGTATGAGGCATGGCATCCCTGCTATAGCACCTATCAAAACAACGAACTGTTGGTGCTGGATTGGACGAGTGGCGTGCTTTATCGCCTGTCCCACACGATCGGAACGGATGTTGACGGTGGAGTGATCCGTCGCCTGCGTCGTGCGCCGAGTCTTTTCTTTGAAAACCAAGTGGTGCGCGTGAGCGACTTTGAACTCTTCCTTGAGCCCGGACTGGGTCTCAATTCAGGGCAAGGGAGCGACCCACAAGTGGCCCTTCGGATCAGCGGGGATGGGGGCAAAACCTTCGGGAATGAGTTGCTATCGGGAGCGGGGAAAATCGGCAAGTTTGGCGCTCGGACGCGATGGCTCCGATGCGGAAGTGGTCGTCGCTGGATGCCTGAGATTGTCGTGAGTGACCCGATTCCGTGGCGGTTGTTAGGCGCATCGGTGGCGATCAAAGCGGACTCGACGCAAGCGCGACGAGGGGGGATGTAGTGGCCATTGTGCTCGCGCCCTTTCCGCTTCGTACATCGGTCGTGGGAGCAGAGAGCCGTCTGCTCTCACGTCCGTGGGTCGCATGGTTCACGAACCTCGTGCAGAAGGTAGACAAGGATGCGACGGTGGTCTCGTCTGTCACAGCCACAGCGAAGTCGGCATCGATTGGCGCCACGACGTTTCCACGGGACATTCTCGCGGCTGGACTCTATCGCATTGGCTATTTCGCGCGTATCACCACGGCCGCTACGACGAGTAGCTCGCTAACGGTCACGATAGCGGGAGTGAATGGTGGGATTGCGTGTTCTGTCTCAGGAACAGCAATGACAGGAAATACGGTCTCAACAGTCCAGTCTGGAAATGTTTACTTAGAGGTCGATGACTCTACGAATTTGACGTATGCGACAACCTATGCATCGTCTGGAGCGACTTCGATGGTCTACGGTCTCTGGATGTCCGTGGAGCGGGTGACCACGTAATGGCCCGTTCTGATCAGTCCGATCTTGGGGAGGATGAGATATGGATTTCGTAGCTGCCGCGACAGTCTTAGGTCCACCGATCATGAAATTTGTCTCCGGCTTGTTTGGCGACAGGAGCCAATCTCAGCAGGCAGAGAAGGCTCGTGAGATACA